TGCGCAACCATACAGTCTGGGCGCGCACTTCAAGGGTTGACGACCCTACATTGTTCACCGTGCCCAAAGAATTCCAAGACGAGGCCCACGACTATTACCGCGCCGACATGCTCAAGCTGCGCGCCAAGGGTGTGGACCAAGACCAATGGCGTCTGCTGCTGCCTGTCGTCGCGCATACGTCATGGACCGCGCGCATGCACGTCCGTGACATGGCCAAACTGGTTCACTACTTCAAGTACCTTGCTCAAGAATGTTTTGTATCCTTGGATCAATGCGGGCGCTTCAACGCTGTAGCCCTCTGCTTGACGGATACACTAACAAATATGCTTGGTCCTGACATAACCCATGCTCTATTGACGAGTGCAAAGCTGGCCAAGTATTTGAATGAGGACCAGATTGTCATTGAGCACAATAATTTATGGAATGACAGTCACTTCCAGACCGTGGAGATAAATGTGCCTCTAGGCCTCCGCGCTCAAATTGTACGCCACCGTGAATTGCAATTCGTGGACAACCTGATGGACCTGATCAAGTCCGAGGAATTGCCCACCGTGCAATTGAATGTACCCATCGCCATGGTCATCATCGCGCGCAAGGACGTATGGCGCAGCGTCATGTCCAAACGACTATGCTGGATCGCGCAGCATGACATATGGGCACACCTGACGAAACTATTCCCTGCCTCGGCGCTGCCCTGTGCGGACGGTAGCTGTCCTTACAGGGTAGATGTTCAAGCCCGCATGCAAGGCAAGGACCCCGGCTGCCCATGTCCGCGCTACTGTAACCTGTATGCAATCAACAAGGAGCCGTGGCTTGAACGCATGCACAAGGAAGCATGGCAGCGCGGCGGCAAACTCTGGCAAAAGGAGCTCGTCCCATAATGCCCGTACGTGTCAAGCAGATATACATCGCAAGTCCGTTCTTCACACCCAAGCAACTGGCCAAGGTTGACGAGGTGGAAAAACTCATCTACGAGTCTGGCCTCCGTTACTATAGTCCACGCGCTGACGGCATCCTGAAACAGATGACGCCAGAAGAACGCAAGGCGCAGGCAGGCAAGATATTCAAGTTGAACTGCGGCAACATCATTCACGCCGATGCCGTGCTGGCCATCTTGGACGAGCATGACACCGGCACCTATTGGGAGATGGGCTTTGCCTACGCAATCAGAAGATACAATATGAACACGAACACGTTCCGGGTATTTTCCTACACCACGGAGCGCCCGACCATCAACGTCATGCTGCAGCAGTCGGTTGATGCGCATGCTTACGGGCTGGACGAACTCAAGATGCTGTTGAAACACTATGCAGCAGGCACACCCATCACGAAGCCGCTGCCCACCGAAAACGTGGTGTGATCCGGGATCTTGCGCTTTGTTTGTTATTCTGGCAGGCTGCCCTCTGTTGAAACAAAGAGGAGAGAAGAAGATGTTAGTACCTGCCAAACGTGCCCAGCGCATACGTGAGCAGTTGGGTTTGAAACGCAATATCCCCGTCAAGTACGGCACGGTGGAAAAGGGTTTCGTCATCAAGCCAGTTGACAGAAATAAGGCCAAGCGGGCGGACATTCACGGCTGCATCATTCAGCAGTGCATCAAGCGCCATGGCTACCCGGCACTGGTCGCGCTGCGCCACAGCGCAGTGGTTGAGCGTGACAAAGCAGGCAAGCCGGTCGTCAATCTGTACGCGAATGATGTCTATGCCTACACCACGGCAATCAAGTTTGATCGCACCGGCAAGGGCAAGGACATTGAAGTGAAGCTGCGGCCCTTCCCGCATAGCTGGTTGCCAACGGCACGCCGCAAGATGGCCAAGCGCCGGATGGAACGCATGAAGGACCCCAGCTACAAGAAACGCAGCTACAAGCCGCGTCGGATTAAAAATCACTTCGGTCCGAAGCGCGCGACGTTCTAACATGCCCACAGCCGTCATCACGGGCGCTGCTTCTGGCTTGGGCAAGGCTATCGCAGAGGCCATGGCCGATCACTACACGATAACAGATTGGTCATTGCCTGCACTGGACCTGCGCAGCCTTGATGCTGTCCGTGATGCTGCTGAACAACTGAAGCGGGTTGATGTCCTCATAAATTGTGCGGGCGTCAACCTGCCCATTGACTACCTGACACGTATTGACGAAGCCGAGTGGGACGCCATGTTCGCCGTCAACTGCCGTGCCGTCTGGTTGACCGCGAAGCATCTGGCAGGCAAGATGCAAGGCGGGACTATATTGAATATTATTAGCAGCGCCGCTGTCCAACCTATGAGATGTAGTTTGCCGTACAATGCATCAAAAGCCGCAGTTCAAATGATGACGCGGCAGATGGCGCGTGAACTGAAATGGACGCACGACATAACGGTCTTCGGCGTGTCACCCGGCTGGCTGGAAGGCACACCGATGACACAGGCCACGGACGAACGCCTGAAAGTGCTGCGTGACCTTGAGCCTGTCAATGATCGCATTGACCCCGCTGCAGTTGCCGGTATGATTGCCTACCTGCTGGCCAAGCCGGAAAGACACAAGCACTTGAATGGATCAATAATGGAGTATGGCACGTGAAGATGAACCAGATCGCTTTCTACTGCGCGACGGATGAGCAGGCTGATTTGGTCAAGCGCAAGTTCGGTCTGCAGGACGCGCAATGGTCGCACGACACCGTGACAGCGGACGTCCGCGTATGGCGTGACCGCGACATGGAGCCTTGGCAAGGCACCAACGTGGCCGAACTGCAGTTCAATGAGGACATGGGCATTCAATTAGAACTCATACGGTACACTGATGGTCTGCACTGGTGCATGTACCATCCGGCCTATGACATCAACGGCGTTGAAACGTACATCGCGCACGTCGGCATCCACATCGGTGCGCACGACTGGCCACCGCACCTGTATGACGTGAAGCTTGTGCAGCAAGCCATGACGCGGCATCATGAGGCGTTCAATGACCGGACCTACGAATATCGGATATACGAGTTCGCGCCCGGTGCCTATGTGAAATACATCAAAAAGATACCAACATGAAAGCCGGTGACGCCCTGCAGGCAGCGACCGAGACATACGTGCAGCGCAACAACCTCTATGCCGATAACTTTGTGCGGCTGGGTGCCGTCATGCATGCCATGTTCCCGGCTGGCTTGATGGTGCAGTCACCGCACGACTGGCAACGCCTGTATGCCTTCATGATGCTGCAGGTGAAGCAAACGCGTTACGCTGCACAATGGCGCAATGGTGGCCACCCGGACAGCTCCATAGACACCGTCGTCTATGCGGCACTGCAGAAAGAAATTGATGATAGCGCTGATCCTTGACACGGAAACGACCGGCCTGATAGACAACTTGGTCAAGCGCGCCGAGCGCCAGCCCGAGATCATGGAAATCTATATGTGCCTTGCCGACCTGCGCGACGGCACGATCAAGGATGAGTACGAAAGTCTCGTCAAACCGACCAAGGGTGTGCCGAAGGCCATCACAGCCATCACCGGCATCTCTAATGAGACAGTAAAAGACGCACCGCCCTTCGGCTTCATCGCTGATCGTGTGCAGGTCATGATTGAAGCAGCACCGCGCTGCATTGGTCACAATATGACATTCGATCATGACATGATTGACATTGAGTTTTCTAGACTGAACAGACAGATAAAATGGCCGAAATTGATTTGCACCACCGAGCAGACTATTTTCTTGACCGGACAACGCATGACAATGTCCGCGCTGCATCAACATCTGTTTGGTGAGCCGTTTGAAGGCGCGCACCGCGCAAAGCAGGACACGCTCGCGCTACTGCGCTGCTGCGTGGAGCTGCTGCATAAGGGGATGCTATGACCATTCACACCGGCTACAGTTTCAAAAGCGCCGTCGGGCATCTCCCTGATGTCATTCAAAGAGTGAAAGCCATCGGCTGGACCGTTGCTCCCATCGCCGACCGCTGCAGCACCTTCGGCTTTACCCGTTGGCGCACCTTGTGTGAAGCCAACGACCTGCGGCCTGTGTACGGAGTTGAATTGCCGGTGACGCCCGCACTTGGGAAAAAAGTCCCGATGGACTTCTGGACGTTCTTGGCCATCGACGATCTCAAGGATCTTCATAGGCTTATAAACCTAGCTACGACGAATGCAGGCACGGACGGCAACGACTGGCCATTGCTGACCTATGCGCAAGCGCATGCGGCGGAAGGCGTGATCAAAATTTCAGGCCACGCCGTTCTGCTGGACCACGTTCAAGCAGACGACGTCTGTTATTATTTCGGCCTCACGCCTGCCACCGCCAAGGGTCTGGTCAGTGCTGCCATGACCAAGGGGCTGCATCCGATCGCCGCGAGCTGCAATGCCTACCCCACGCTGGATGACAAGAACCTCTATCGCGTGGCCATGACCCGCTACGTCAAGCGGAAGGAAACATGGATCACCATGGGTGGCGATACCCAGACTTACCCGCAGCACATTCTTTCAGATCAAGAATACTCAGATGCAACGGGCCAGCTCGCCAGCGTGGCAATTGCCACACGCGAGCGAGTGCTGTCCGGATGCACCGCCACCCTTGAAAAAGCCAGCCTGCTGGTGCCGCCGAAGCCGAAGTCCCTCCGCCAGATGTGCGAAGAAGGTGCTGCTACTCTAGCCGTCGATCTAACCGACCAGACGTACGCTGATCGGCTAGATAGAGAACTGAAAATGATAGCTGAAAAAAAGTTTGAGGATTATTTCTACATCGTTGCTGATCTTGTTTCCTACGCAAAGGAAAGAATGATCGTCGGCCCCGCGCGTGGCTCCAGTGCAGGCAGCTTGGTCTGCTACCTGTTAGGCATCACTGCCGTTGACCCGATACCGTATGGCCTGCTCTTTGAAAGGTTCGTTGATCTGACGCGCACGGACCTGCCGGACATTGACATTGACTTCAGCGACGTAAACAGAGAGCAGGTTTTCGCATACGCCGCTGAGAAATACGGCGCTGACCGCGTCGCACGGCTCGGGACTGTTTCAATGTACGAGCCAAAAAGCGCACTGAAAAAAGTTGCGATAGCCTTGAACATTCCGCAGCACTTTATTGACAAGGTGACCGACAGCTTGATCCTGCGTTCCTCTGGGGATACCAGAGCCATGCAGCAAATTGAAGACACGTTGAAGGACACGGAAGCGGGTCGCACACTGCTGCAGCACACGCCGGAAGTCGTCATCGCCGCCAAGATGGAAGGCCACCCGAACACAGCCAGCAGACACGCTGCAGGCATCGTGCTGACGCAGGAGCCCGTCGTGAACTACGTGGCCATTGATGCGCGCAATAACACCGCCATGTGCGACAAGCGCGACGCAGCCACCCTTGAGCTGCTCAAGATTGACGCCTTGGGTCTCACTCAACTGTCCGTCTTCGAACGGACTTTGGAATTACTAAATAAGCCACCGCAGTCCGTCCACCGCTGGCTTGAAAAACTGCCTCTGGATGACGTCAAGGCTTTCGAGGTTCTGAACAGACACCATTTCGCAGGCGTCTTCCAGTTCAATGGCGTGTCGCTGCAGAACCTGACCAAGCAGATCATTGTAGAATCTCTCAATGACATTGTTGCCATCACTGCGCTGGGGCGACCCGGCCCGATGGCCACAGGTGGCTCCGGCACATGGGTCCGGCGTCGGTCAGGCGTTGAGGCAGTGGCCTACCCGCACCCGCTGCTGGAGCCTTACCTCAAGGAAACATTAGGCGTGGTCATCTACCAAGAAACGGTGATGCAAGTCGGCCGCGAGATTGGTGACTTGAGCTGGAAAGACGTCACCGCCCTGCGCAAGGCCATGTCCAAATCTCTCGGGACGGAATACTTTGATCAATTCGGCATCCGCTGGAAGGCCGGTGCCACCAGCAGAGGCATCCCGAAGGACATTGCCGACAAGTTCTGGTTTGACCTGTGCGCCTTCGGGTCGTGGGGCTTCAACAAGTCCCATGCCGTCTCATACGCACTGGTGAGCTACTGGTGCTGCTACCTCAAGGCGCATCATCCAGTGGAGTTTGCAGCCGCGACGCTGGACGCCGAGGACGACCCGACGAAGCAAATTCTACTGCTCCGTGAGCTGGCGAACGAAGGCGTTGAATACATTCCTGTTGACAAGGATCTATCGACAGACAAATGGCAGCCCACAACCAAAGGGAATAAGAGAATACTATTAGGACCACTTTCAAACATCGCAGGCATCGGTCCCAAGGGTGTGCAGGAAATCATCACCTGCCGCCGTCCGGGTGTGCCGCCACTCAGCAAGGCACTGGAAGAAAAGCTGCTCAATGGCAAGACCCTGATTGACAGCCTGACGCCCATCGCTGACAGGTTGAAGGAGCTGTACCCAGATGGCCTGCAGGCAAAGAACATCTTCACCACGCCAACGCCGATCCTCCGCGCGCAGAACTACATGCCGGGTGAAGTGATGATCATCGGTGTGCTGCGCAAGCTGAACGTTCGTGATGAAAACGAACACGTCAACGTGGAAAAGCGCGGCGGACGTTTGATCCAAGGTCCGGACACGACCAGCCTTCTGATGACAATGGTTGATGACACCGACCAGTTGTTCTGCAAAATCTACCATGGGAAATTCAGCCGCATCAACGCGCAGGAGATCGTTGAGCGTGGTCGCACCGGCAAGGCCATCTACGCCATCAAAGGCAACATGGCCAAGTTCGACTTCCGCATGATGTGGGTCAATAGCTTCAGATATCTAGGTGACATGAGCGAAGAGACATATGGCTTGGAGCAAGGTGGCAGAACGCAGAACCCTGCAGCCGACAATAACACCGGCATTGACCATGGCATCCGGGCTGCTGAATGAGACGAGAGTTCAGTCCAGCCACACGCAAGACAGCTTTCCTGCAGGCAAAGTACCGCTGTGAGAGATGCGCTGGCAGAAACAATCTGCAGCTCCATCACATCGGTGACCCTGCCGACATCAGTCTGTTCAACGCGCAAGTGTTATGTGACAATTGCCACACTGAAGAACACGCGCGCAGGAAAAAATGGACGGCAACCTCCG